AAACCTTGGAGGGAGATGGATGCGGGACACTTTCAAACCCGGGTTAAGTATTCAACCCGCTGGGACGAAATGAACGTCAAGCCCCAGTGCAAAGGCTGCAACCTCACCAACGGCGGACACCAGTACCTCTTTGGGCTCTATCTGGACCAGCTCCACGGAACGGGAACGGCGGAGGAAATAGTTCGAAGGTCCAACGAGCTGCGCAAGTTCTCCACTGTCGAGTTGCGGGAGATGGCGGCGTTATATCAGCAAAAGGTAATTGAGCTCCGACAAAGAGATGTGGGATAGGTTCGTAACTGACAATTACGAATACTTGGTCAAAGTGGCCCGGCGACATACGCCGGATGCCGAAGACCTCGTAGCGCACTGCTACCTCCGCATCATCGACAAACGCTATATGGAAAAACCTATGGGCTACTTCTGTACGGCGATGTATATGGAAGCCACGCGCGGTCAGTTCAAAAGCATTTACCAACTGCAGGACACACCAACGCCGCCGGAGCCTATCTATGACCCGGACATTACGCTTTCGATTCGCCGGGAGCAGGTCGAGCTAATCATAGATAGGTTGGGTTGGTTTGACAAGACCGTGATTAAGCTCTACCTTGACGGCTACAATATCTCCGAAGTAGCACGGGAGAGCGGAATTAAACCAGCGACCTTGTACCAGTCGCTACACCGAACAAAGAAAATCATTCAGGATGTTATTCGTATCCAGTCAAAGGAGGTCCGATAGGTTAGAAATCTGCAAGGGGTGCGAGTTTTATCTATCTGAATTTAGGACCTGCGGACCTCCCGTAATTGGAAAAACTCTACCCAGCGGGGAACAGTTGTGCGGATGCGTGATGCCCGTCAAAGCCGGACTGAAGTTTGCCAGCTGCCCGCTGGGGAAGTGGGACGCCGTAATTACCCAAGAGACAATTAATCAAATCCGGGAAGCGACAAAGGACTTAACCAACTTCCTCACGCCGGACAAGAACAAGGAGCTGACGATGCTCTGGAACAAAATAACGGGAGTCAACCACCCCGTCTCGGACTGCGCGTCTTGCGTCCGCAAGATGATAGACGAACTCAAAATCATAGCCAATGCCGATTCCGACGCCGAAGCCAAACGAGAAGCCCAGCGACTTTATGGCGCGATGTATGCAGGAGTTGACGGAGTTTCCGAACCAGAGCCAGAGAGCAGCCGTGTGCGCAAAAGAGTGGGCCGACCACCAAAGACAAAGTAGGTAGAAAAAAAAGTTGCAGAAAAGTTTGGAGGTATAGTAACTCTGTGTAACTTTGCTACGTTCAACAAACAAAACACAGAGTTATGACCAACTTCACCCTCGCGCTCGAAGCAATTAAAATCTTCGGCATCCAAGAAAAGGACCTCACGTCCTTGAGCCTCAATCCGCACACGGATAACCCAACGCGCTTTAACGCCTACATTCACGTCGAAGGAGCGAGCGCAGTAACCTTGCAAGCCCGCGACCTGGGATGGAAGCCGCTCGACGATCACCCGCACGTGATGCACGCAACAGTAACCCTCCAGCACTTGGACGGCGTAAAAGTCGAATCCTACATCTTTGTAAAATGACCTACGAAATCATTGACCAAGAGCTGTTCGACGCACGCAAAACCTACGTCGACATCATCGCTGACACGGTAACCGTAACCTTCACCGACGAAGACCAGCTCTGCACTTACGAGAGCTGGGGCGAACACGGACCTAACGACTTCGAGGAGTGGGGATTAAAAATTGTCTACAAATGATTTGGAGCCTAATAGCCGCCTTGACATTCGCTTACTGCCTCTCTAATTTACACGACCAATGAAAGACAAAGTAATGACCTTCCTAATTGCCGCAGCCGCCCTCGTATTCGGAGTAGGCTTGGGCATCGCAATCTCGAGTAACCCGGAACCGACGGTGCTGGTCTACCCCTTCGCAGGGGTCGATTACGTCATCGCCAGCACTCCCGGCAGCGTCGCTATCGTTCCACACTTTGACCCGATCCCGTGAAAGATTACCTCAGCTATTCCCAGCTCAAAGCCTTTGCCAAGAGCCCCAATCACTACCTCGCCTATCTCGAGCAGGAATTTGAACAAACTCCCCAAATGCTTTTGGGGTCGGTTATTCACTGCAAGGTCCTTGAACCTCACGAGTTCGCCCTGCGCTATGCGGTTGCTCCGCAAGCCGATAAGCGAACCAAGGAAGGCAAAGCAGTTCACCAAGCTTTCCAAGACCAGCTCAACGGGCAAGTGGTAATCACGCAAGAGCAGTACGACCTCGCAGCGAAAGTGGCTTTGGCAATTACCGACCAAGCGATAGATGTTCTTGAAAACACCGAGAAAGAAGTAACCAAGCTCGCTGACATTCACGGGGAGCAGTTCAAAGCCATTGCGGACGTAGTGGGGCGGGACTACATCGCCGACCTCAAGACGACGGCAGACGCAAGCCCAGAAGCCTTCATGCGGCAAGCTCACAACCTCGAGTATCACTTGCAAGCTGCCATCTACCGAGCGGTCTTTGACAAGCCGGAGTTTTACTGGATTGTCGCGGAAACCTCCGCGCCGTTCAACTATCAGGTTTACAAGCAAAGCCCAGAGGCGAAAGCTTGGAGCGACCGACGGCTTTACACCTTGATCCAGCAGTTCCAACAATGGGACGGAATCAGCAGAGGTTATAGTGAGGGAATTCTCACGCTCGACCTTCCGCGCTGGGCTTGACAAATGGCAATAGAAAGTAAACTCACATCTTGACTGATGACTGAATTTAAGCCCGGCGACCAAGTCCAAGGGAAAGACGAGATTTCGAAGAAGTGGCTCAGCGGAACCTACGTCAGCTACTACGCATCCAGAGGGCTGCACGTAATTGATGTAAAAGAATGGGATGAGGTAGCGGCATTCGAGGAGTGCCGCCCTCTCGTCTCCCTTGAGGAAAGGGTAGCCGAACTCGAAAGGAAAATGTCAGAAATCTACAAGCCAAAGCGAGTAGGCCAAAGCGGGGCAGACATCATTCGAGCTTTGCTCGCGGAAGACATCACCCTCGACTCTCAAGAGCTGGCAGAAAAAGCCGGGGTAACTCCCGACTTTGCAAGGAAGGTCAAAGGCAAGTTCAAAAAGGCCCTCAAATGATAATCTTCACCACCAATGATTACAAGGCTATTCAACTGGCTGCGGGGATATACCCCGCCGTCTGGTACACCAAGAAAAAAGGACGGTACGAGGTACGTATGTGTCCAAAGCAGCACAGAGGTAGAGAGGCTCGATTTCAATTCTTGGCACAAATTCCTTCACGAACAACGCACTAACCAATGGAAAGCCACTACCAAGAGCTGAAGATTCAGCCCGTAACCTACGCAATGATGAATAACCTTGGCTTCGCCGAAGGCAACGTAGTCAAGTACATCAGTAGGTACAAAAAGAAGGGAGGGCTGCAGGATCTTCGCAAAGCCCGACACTACATCGACCTTTTGATTCAGACCTATGAGGAACCCAATAGGCCGGCGAGCAACACCAATGACACACCAGCCGAGCGCACGGTACTTTGAGGAGCCGGAAGTAACCTGGGAAAAGTTGGTAGAACTGCTCCAGCAAGCCGAAAACCTCCGGCGGTTTGTCGCAGAAGGCAAAATAGAACACTTCGCAAGGGAGCATTATAGCCTTAAGCAGTTCCGAAAGATTGTCGCGACGATGGACAAAGGGACGGCAGAAAGGATAATCACCGAAGCGGAAAAGCTCGAGGAACAAGCCGCCGATATGCGGGCTTACTTGGAGTGGATAAGCCCAAAACAATTCCCCGTAAATTTGGAAAATGCGAGTACCGATAACATCTATTCGGGAGAATCCGAGTAATCCTCGGAAACTGGACCGGGCGAAGTTTGAGAAGCTGGTTCAGTCGATTCGGGACTTTCCCGAGATGCTGGACAAGCGTCCGATTATCGTTGCGGACGGAATCATTCTTGGAGGAAATATGCGGCATAAAGCCGCAATTCAAGCCGGAATGAATGATATACCCATCATCGACGCCAGCGATTGGACAGAAGAACAGAGGCAGCAGTTTATCATCAAGGACAACGTCTCTTTCGGGGAGTGGGACTGGGACATCTTAGCCAACGAATGGGACCCCGTAGAGCTGGAGCTATGGGGTCTCGACGTTTGGACACCGAAAGAGGCAGAAGAAAGCGTTAAAGAAGTGTGCAACTTGTGCGGTAAATGAATCAACAAAATCCTACACTCAAAAGAGCGATGCTGGAGGCGTTGGATAAGTCCTTGGGCATCGTATCGACCGCGGCAAAAACCGCGGGCATTGACCGTACAACGCATTACAACTGGCTCAAAGATGACCCAGAGTACAAGTCAGCCGTTGACCAAATACAAGAGGGGGTAATTGACTTTGCAGAAAGCCACTTGTACAAGCTCATCAAAGAGGGCAACCCGGCTGCGAACATCTTCTACCTAAAAACCAAGGGCAAGAGCCGGGGTTATATTGAACGGCAGGAAGTGGAGGTAAGCGGACCCAAACCGCTGAGCTGGTTCGATGACGCTGGCTAAGACCTACTATCAGGTCAAAGGGTCAAAAGCAAGGGTCCAGGTTCACCAAGGAGGAACTCGCTCGGGAAAGACCTATTCCATACTAACAGCTCTTATCGAGTTGTGCTTTCACAACCGGGGGCAGGTCATCACAATAGCCAGAAAGACGTTCCCCGCTCTGCGGGCTTCGGCGATGCGGGACTTCTTCGAGATACTAAACCGGGAAGGGGTATATGACCCGGACCTGCACAACAAGAGCGAAGCGACGTACCAGCTCTACGGCAACTTGGTAGAGTTTATCTCCGTAGATGAACCCCAAAAAGTCCGGGGGAGAAAAAGAAACGTCCTCTTCATAAACGAAGCCAACGAGCTGAACCTCGAAGATTGG